CTATACTGACACTGGAATAGCCTGTGGCTGTATCAGACGATGAACCCCAGGTAGTCCATGATGGATCACTAGTTTTCTTGTACTGGACATAGCAATTAGCCGTTGATTCGTTGACTGCTGGTGTCCATGATCCATTCACAGTAACGGTGGATGAGGTCTCTCCACTTAGTGATGGTGTACCAAGCGTTGGCGTAACAGCGTATGTCTTAAATGATTTTTCAAGGCTATTCTTTGTTGCGTTAAGAGTCTCTCCAAGAGCAACGGTGTAGAATTTACCACTACATCGCCAATAATATGTGGTATCACAATTGAGATCAACGTTATAGTTGGTCCAGAGGGTATATGGTGTTCCGTCGTAGATATCCTCGTCCAGAGCTGGTGTGATGCCGGGAGAAGTACTATATCCAATATAAGACTTCATCCGATCATCGTCAGGCTCACTGGTAGAGATATACCGACGGAACACTACACCCTCTTCCTCGCGGGTGCTTTGGTTCACTGTACCGTGCGTTGAGCTGTTCGCCGATGCTGCTCGCGCCATAATTATCTCGACTTCAGAACAAGTACCTTGAGGGTGGGGGAGAGGATGTCGATAGCTGCCGATGTTCGATTGTAAAGAACTGCGGTCACTGTGTTGGTTGCTGTAACCTGAGCATCGAGCATCATATCCTGAATATCCAGACTAAGTGATGCAAGAACAAAGTCGCCAAGCGCAGCGCCACTCACAGTCACCTCTTTGGTGGCCGCTGAACCAGCCGCAATGCTGTTGGTATCCCACTCGGTAGAGGTAGATGCCTGCCCGACTCCTATGGAGTGGACGCCAACCTGAGTGCCAGTATGACTTCCGCCGGCAGGGCTACGCTTGGAGGCTGTACCTACGCCAACGTCAATGTCCTCTTGGACGAGAGTCTCATAAAAAGATGTACTCATAATCTACCTCAATTACACAGCCAAATGACTGTGGCCTCCTATGGACCTGTGACGACTTCAATCCAGTCAAAACTGGTGGCCCCACCACCCCCATACCCGCGCTGCCACTTGACTCCCTCGTACAGGATCTCCACCACGAGCTGCCCGGACCAGACACGATCAGGGGGGAAGTAGATGTTGATCTTGGCATTCACGGGGGCCGTGGCGGGGATGGCGATGCCTGCCGCAGCGTAGGTGCCCTCGCCCGTGGCGCACTCGTTGTCGCACTGGTCGACTGTGATGCGGCCAGGGTCATCGAGGGTCACAGTGGCGAGAGCAGGGGACGCCGCTGTGGTGTTGGGGGTCACGCTGGCAGCCCAGGCGGTGTGGCAGATGCGCGGGTTCCCCTCCTGGACACAGTCCACAACACGGTTCCTGAGAGTGTCTAGCCTGGGAGCAACCCACGCCTCAGCCTCGGCTTGGGCCTCCTGGAGGGTGATAGCACTCGCCGGAACCGTGAGGAACAGGGCGAGGACGGTTAGTTTCAGAATTCGCATTTCGTTACCTCACGTAGAAACGGCGGGAAGAGGGGGGCGGATAGCGGAGGGGTTGAAGCATGATCGGGTCCGCACTGGCGTAGTAGGGGCCGTTGTGGATCATGTCACCCCATGCGGAGGCGTAGTAGGTTCCAGCGCCGGAGTTGTAGAGGGTGGCGCGCTCGTCTGAAGTTAGTGGACGAGGCCAGAAGGCTGTATTGTCTATCGCGCTAGAAGACGGGCTGGAGTTGACCTTTCCCACGCTGAAAGTCCCATTGACAGCTACGTAGGAACCCGTGAGAGCAGTTCCTGCGCTGGTGCCGTCATCAATAGTGCAGTATCCCTTGCCGGTACTCGTGTCCACCCACATGATTGCAAGATGCCAGTCCCCGTCATCAGGGTTTCCCCCGGAGCATGACGGCAGAATAAACCCGTCATCATAGATGAGTGCGTTCGTGTAGTCGTTATAGAACAGGAACTGATTCGGAATTCCAGCCCCGTGCCCATCCAGCAACTCGCTAAGGCTGAACCACTGTGCCAACGTATAGCCGCCGGTTGTCGTGGGGTTGAACCCCGCCACGTTCAGGTATTGGTCGGAGCCCCCCACTACGCTCACCGCCATCCCCGAGTCACTCCGCTCCACCAGCCCAGCGGCCCGGGTGGGGGTGTTGACTGCGGTCAGGTTGTTGGAGCCGATAGAGTCCGCGTATGGCCCCCCGTCCTCGTCCATGTCCCAGCACGAGACGAGGTTGGTCAGCTCCGCGCCGGAGAGGTCAGCACAGGTCTTGCCCTTGCCGCTGTTATAGAGAGACGTCTTGTCGGCTGAACTCAAGACCTCAGAGTGAATCATGATCGGGCCCCTGACACCGTCGCCGTAGATACTTCCGGCGAGCCGTCCCACATTGAAGTCTTGAGACGATGAGATCGGGCCATTTGGTAGGGCCGCCCCGGCTGACGGGGCCCCGTCGTTCACCTGAATGTATGCCTTCTTGTCAGAGGTGTCGTACCAGAAGTGAACCAAATACCTTTGCCCGACAGTGACTGCCCCAACCGCCGGCTCAGAGAACGAAGCGTCGTTTGAGTCCGTGATGTAACAACCCACGTTGTTCGCCACATCGACGCTGCACTGATAAGCCCCGTTGCCGGAAGTTCTCTGGGAGAACAGGGCCATGTTTGCACCGGCAGTGTCCCGAACGAACCAAGCCGAGAAAGTCTTGTCCCCATCGAGGGACGTGGCAGCACTATCCACTACCCAAGCATATTGGCTTGATGCAGCGAGCGTAGCCATGGCATACCCCAACGCCCCGCCCGTAGCAGTCGGGGTGTTCACCAGCGTAAGGTCATACGTGTTGGTGCAGTCATCATTCCCCAGGTCCGTGGGGTCGTTGAAGGACCAGCAGGCGGTGGCAGTGGCGTAGATGCTGGCAACCTCGGCAGTGAAAGAGTCCCAGTAATTGGGGCCCACCAGGCGGGACTTACCTAGGGACCGCTCATTGGGCCCGTCCACACCGGCGAGGGCCAGGGCGGAAATAAGGACCAGGGTGACGACGGCAAGCTTGGTGCGCATGATTAGACCCCTTTCTCCAAAGTGGCCCGGTGCCGCTTGGCCTTGGCCTCATCGGAACCGTGCGAGCCGCCAGGGACCACCTTGCCGGTGGCATCGAGGACCACCCAGGTGCCGGAGCGGTTCTCTACCTTGTAGCCGGAGGTCCCGCCAGCGGAAACATCTGGGCCCGCATTCGGAAGGCCCATGTCCTCCGGCTGTTCCTCTTCAATCTGCTCCCGCTCCTGTCCTGACGTGGTGTCCGGCCGCGCGAGTCCGCCGCGCTCCAGGTTGGCCCAGAAAGTTTCGTGGGAAATGGCCTCGGCCTGAAGAGCCGCCACCAGCTCGCGCAGCTCGTTAGGGTTCATTTTGGTGGCGCCGTAGTCCTTGTTGAGGATCACCGAGGCCTTGCCGTCGGAGGGCAGGGCGGCAGAGCCCAGCCACCACAGATGTGTGCGGAGAATGGACGTGAATCCGCGTTCCACGGAGCCGGCCACGGTGCGGAGCGTGGAATACTCGCCCGCATGTCTCGCGAGGACTGCGGTGGCTGTGTCCCGCTCGACGGTGGGGGCGTCCTCAAGGAGGCGCGCGCCCAGGGTGGCCATCAGCTTCCGCTTGCGGGCCTCGGCGTTCTCCAGGGCACCCATGAGGTTCCCGTCCGCCTGTAGGATCTTAGCGTCGGACCCCTTGGGCAGGAGGAGGGCCCGGCCGGAGCCAAACTTGACGGGCTCGCCCTTCTGATTCAGGCCGCCGATAAGGATAAGCTGAGGCGTGCCAACGAAATGGAGCCCATGCTCCAGGTCCGCAGTGGTCCGGTAGTGGCTGTAGTTCATATCCACAAGGTCGAGCACCGGGGGCTTTTCCACGGGCGGCTGGACGGTGGTGGAGCCCAGGAAGTAGAACGGGATGAAATCCAGAGGTGTCCCGCGCCGCATGGGCACAATGTCCTGCTCCAGGGTCCACCGCTTAGGCCCTGACTTCCCCTCGGAGTCCTTGTAGACCCGCTGGTGGTAGATCCCATTTTCAAGGGAGAGGATGCGGAGCTGCGGGACGGTCTCCACGTTGAATGGGTCGTCGGGGTCCTTCCGCGCGTCCTCCAGAATGGAGACCATGGCCAGGACGGGCGCGCCCTTGACACGCTGAACATCCCAGTTGAGCACCTGCTCCGCATTGTACTCTACCCAGTAGGGCCGCCCGGCGCCGGCGTCGGACGCCACGTCCACCAGGATACAGCTCCGCCCCGTTAGGATGACGTTGCGGGTGGCCAGGAGCATAAACAGGTCCGCGCTCACCCCGTCGAGAGTAACATCGTGGAGCTGGTCCTCCTGCTCTCGCTTGCCGACACCCACCCATTCCGGGGCCTTTTGGAACACGGCGCCCGCGAGACCGTCCACGGTGCGGCCGGTGGCGCCGTACCAGATGGAACGCTTCAAGTAGGAGGCGTAGGCGTCGTAGTCCGCATCTAGGTCCATGGACTCCAGGGGAGGGAGATACCGGGACTTTTTGGACTTCACAACGTCCCCGCCCGCGTAGGCGTCCCGGCACCGCGTCCACCGGTCGATAGATGCGGAATATTCGGGATGCTGGGTCTGCAAGTCACTGCTCATTGTGGCTCCTTTATGGGCACTCCTGCGCTACCACTTGACCTTTACGGTCGTAATTTCCTGCTCCCCGGCCAGCTCGTTGTAGGCGCCGGAGAGGGCGTCAACGATGTCGTCGTGGGCGCCGCGATCAAACACGGACAGCTCATCCAGAGCCACCCGATTCCATGGAGCGCGGACCAGGTAGACCAGGCCGTCCTCCGCCGCCGCGCGAAATGGCCTCGCGCGCACTTCCTTTTTCTTGGTGCTGGGCACCCCTTCATAATCGAACCCTAGCAGCTCGGTGTGCCGGTTGGTGACCACGGCCTTGCCCCCGCTCCCAGGCTCCTGCTCCTCACGGATGCGGACCTCTACGCCATCCCGCGCCGCGCAAGTCTTGATTTTGTCGTTCACCTTCGCGGAGCCCCACTGGCCGTGCTCCAGGTCCAGGACGTAGAACTTGCAGGTATTCGGGTGATACCCCATCTTGGCGCCGGCGGTAAAGTCGCCCTCGTCCTCCGATGCCGCGCAGTCCCAATGCCGCACCAGGATCATCTCGTCCAGGGGCGGGACCTCGGCGGCACTCACGATGCGGAACCAGTCTTCCTTAAACAGTCCGCCACCCTCAGGGCTCGGCCTCTGTTGGAGCTGGCCGGCGGTCCCGTAGGGTCCAAGTTCCTTCTGGAGGGTGCGGACTTTTCCGAGGTCTAGCAACTCTGGCCACAGCAGCTCGCCCTTCCGCTCCCTTGGGTCCAGGTAGTGACCCCGGTCCGGTTCGTACTCCATGGGAAACATAATGACTTTCCAGCCGCCCATGTCGGTCAGGTATTCGGACAGGTCTCCCATTGCCAGGCGCTGCATAATGACCACAATGGCCGTTCCGCGCGTGGCCCCGCGCGTGGAAATCGTGCGCGAGTACCAGTCCGTCACCATGCCCAGTTTTAGTGGGCTAGTTGCGTCGTCCGCCTTGTGTGGGTCGTCGATGATGAGCCGGTCCGGGTGCTCCCCTGTACCGGCGCCGGCGGTAGTTGTACAGATGCGCCACCCGCCGTCCTTGTTGATGAACTTCTGTTTGGCCGTCTGGTCGGGGCGGAGGGTCACGCCATATTGACGCTGAAACCAGGGGGACTGCACGATATCCCGCATTTTCATGTTGTCGCGCTCCGCCACCCGGTCACCATAGGAGGCGGACAGGATGCGAATGGAGGGCTGGCGGGCCCATTCCCAGGCGGGCCAGAACACGGACACAAGCAAGGACTTCATGGTCCCCGGGGGCACGTTGATGATGAGGCGCTTGCACTCTCCCCGGGTTACGGCCTCCAGCTCGTCGCAGAGGACGTCTAGGTGCCAGTTCCACACAAGGGGTGTTGAGGACTCCAGGATGTTCCACGCCACCTTTACGAACCGGGACAGCTTGCGCCGTGCCAGCTCCGCCTCAATGGACTCCAGTTCTGTCCGGGGGTCAGTCACTGTCCTCCTCACAATCCAACAGGGCGCACCGGGTCTCTACCACGGTGATGCGGTTCTCGTTGCGAACGATGCGGCACGTCCAGGCGGTAGAGTCCTCCAGGTGTGCGTCAAGGCCAGTTTTGACTCTCGTCAGCTCGGTGTGTACCCCC